GTAAGAAAGGCGAACGTATTGCCGCTGCCGCTATGTGGAAGAACATTAAAGAAACTACTGCTTACATCGAAGAAAAGAAAGCTATTGAAAAGAAAGCCAAGAAAGACTACGACGGTGATGGCAAAATCGAAAGCGGTAAAGATGAATATCTAGGTAGTAAAGACAAAGCTATCAAAGCCAACATGAATGAGTCAGCAGACTTAACACGTATGAAAGAGTTCTTAACTCGATTAAACGGATAATAGCATGGATATGAAACGCATTTTACAGGCAATGGATGGCGTTACTTCAAAGCCTGTAGAAGGTGCTGAAGGTATGGCTAAATTCCTTCGTATCGTTAAAGAAGGTGATATTAACCAGCCTGCTCAGGAAGGTATCTTTGGAGACTTACTAAACAAGTCTCCAGAAGATATTGCCAAAGAACCAGGCCCTGCTGGTGAGATGATGAAAAAATTATTATCATTCAAAGCAGATCCTAAGTATGCGTCTAACCCACAACTGCAACAACAAGTGCAAAAGCGTATTGAAGAATTAACTAACCGTATTAATATTCAGGGAACTATCCCTGTTGATGCTACCGGTAAGCCAAAAGAAGTAGTTCCGCCAGAACAATTTAAAGATGTTCTTAGAGAAGGCACACGTAGTCCAAGTGTTGCTGAACAAATGATCACTAAACAGTATAGTGGTAGTCAACAAACATTAACTGAGCGTAAACCTAGTTTATTTAAAAGTTATTATCAAAGTGTTGAAGAAACACAATTTCAAAAAAAAAATCAAAAAAATGAATTGATTAGTCAATACGCACAGCATATTGCTGAACGTGTATTAATGAAAGAGTCTGTTTTACGCGATAAAGAAGACCTCACAGCAAAACGTAAGACATTGCAAGATCTGTCTATGAACAAAGATGTTGATCAGAAAGCTGTTCAGCAACGTAAATTAGACCTAGAAAAAGAAGCTAACAAGAAAGGCATGTCGGAAGATAAAGATCCCTGTTGGGATAATTATAAGATGGTTGGCACAAAGAAAAAAGGAAAGAAGACTGTTCCTAATTGTGTGCCAAAAAATGAAAATACAATACCGGGACACACTATGGGGTACAATCCCCAAGGTCCGGGAATGGGTAATTATGTAGTCGACGAAGCACCGATTGCTATGGATCCAACTGAACCTAATAACCCAACAATTCACGGACACCAACAGGCCAATCCTATGACCTTAAAAGGTCGTATTTTATCGGCTCGCGCTCAATTAAAAGAACTTGCTCAACTAGCTGAAAGCGATAACTTGCTAGCGTGGGAACAAATATGCCAAAAGGCCAAGGGCGGAATGTTTATGGGATTAGATCAAAACATAGAACAAATTCGTCATGCTATTGCAGAACTAGCCGCGAAACGCCGCAAAGGCGGAGTTGCTAGTCGTGGTATAGATAAGAATATTGGAGAACAGTCATTAACTCCTGAAGATTTAATGGCCTTAGAAGGGCTAGACAAATAAATACACTGTTAACGGAATACAACTATGAACGCAGAACAATACAGAGCACTAGTAAATAGATTAGAAGCAATCGGAAAATTAGACGAAGCCGGTGAAATGACTCGTCAAGATTACGATAAATTCAAAGCAGATGATGCAAAATCAGCGGCTATTGAAGATGTTAAAAAAATGGCTTCAACTCCATTAAATCAAATTCCACGTTTTGGTGTTGCTATTGATCCTAAAACAGGTTATATTTATTATGGTGATGCGGGTGGCGATGCTATGCAACCACAACCTAAAAAATATCCTTATGATTGGATGCAATCAGGCGGTCCTGCAGAAAGTGTAAAAGATGCGCAAAGAATTCGGGCCGCTGGTTTAGAAATCACTTCTTACAGTGAAAAAGGTTTATTTGGCAGCATCGGTCCGTATGCTAAAATTGACGTTAAACAATTAAATGACATTGTATTAAATCCTATCCCCGGTAAAGAAGATCCAGTACAACCAATGCCTGGTGATGATAAATTAAAAAAATTAGAAGATCTAGTTAATCAATATCTAGCCTGTGTTAAAGGTGGAACAGCAAGTATTACTGATAAACAATCTACTGGCGGACAATCGGGTACACCAGCTATACTTGGAAAAATACCCGAAAATGAAAAATGCAAAACCTGTGGAGTAGCATACAAGGATCACTTTGCATTTGATAAAAATGGAAAAATTGAAGCTACTAGAATTAAGCATCCAACCTTCCAAGGAGATTTTCCAGGAATGCCTGGTATGCCTGTGCCCGGTAGGAGTCTTGGAGAAACATCAATTGCTAATGAATTAATGGAAAGTTTTGGTTATCTAGCAGAACTTGACCCAGGTGAAGTAGCCAAGGCAGGCGGTGCAACACTAGCGGCTACCAATGCTGATCATACTCCATTAACTAACCTAGCACTCGGCGGTGCTGGTGGTTGGGCTGGTGGAAAAGTTGCCAGCAAGATTGCAGGTAAAGCTATTCCGGGATTGGCCACGGGCCTTTCATGGGCTGATGCATACAACCGTTGGAAAGAAGGCGACTATTTAGGTGCTGGTATCAGCGGATTAAGTGGTGCTACTGCTCTTATTCCAGGTGTTGGTATTCCACTCAGTTTAGGACTTGATGCGGCCAACTTGGGCATTGATTACGGCAAGGGTAAGGGCTTTATGGGCTTTGGTGCTGATGAAAAACACGGCGGCAAACCACAAGCAGGTGCGCCAACAGGTACTACTGCTCCAAGCAAGCCAACATTTGATCCAAGTAAAATGCCCGGAATTAAACCAGGCGGTGATCCTAAGATCTATCAACTACAAAAAATAATCGGAGCTCAGCGAGACGGTCTATATGGTCCCGAGACTAAAGAAAAATTAACAGCATGGCAGTCAAAAGTTGGTATTAAACCAGATGGCATGCCAGGTCCACAAACATATGGCAAAGCAGGTATCAACGAACATCAAATGCTAAGAGAAAAATTAGCTATTATGGAATCGTCTGCTGAACAAGATATTACCTATGTATATTTTGACACTGAAAGAAATTGTGTTTGGGATCAATCAGGTAAAGCGTATTTAGATCTAAACGAAGCAAACTATGCGGCTCCAGTTGAAGCTGGTTGGAATGCTCTTAAGGGATTATTTAAAAGTGCTCCTAAGGCAGGCGAGATCGCTGCCGATGCAGGTAAAGTTAAACCAGGTGTTAATGCTGCCGCAGATGCTGCCGCAGTTAAACCAACACCCCCTAAATTGTCAGATCTACCTGTAACTACACGCAAAGCAACACCAAACAATCCAAACATCGCCGGACAAACTCCGTATGTTCAGGGCCGTTCAGGATACGGTCAAGGTAGTGCAAAAACACAGTTTGCCAAGTATGATCCAGCAACTTCTGCTATGGCTAATGCAGAAAAAAATGTGAATAATATGGTCAGAGGTGGTGTTGCAGATCGTGCCGCGTTAGAAAAAGGCATGCAAACTTTTGATAAGATTAGTGATGCTGAAAAAGTAACAGCAGTAGAAAAGAGTCTTGCTAATGCAGAGAAGATTACTGAACCAGCGGCTAAGGCAGCGGCTCTTGAAGCTAAAGAAGCATCACGTATGGGCAAACTAGCAGAATGGATTAAAAATAATCCGGGCAAGGCAGCGTTGATCGCTGTTATAGCAGGTGGATTAATTGGTTACGGTATCGGTAAATTAATAGGTGGTGATGATCCAGTTGGCCCACCAAACGATCCAAAAGATCCAAAAGATCCAAACGGTCCAGTCGTTCCTGTTCCACCAGTAGTAGATAATAAACCAGATTGTGATGAATTATTAAAACAAATTAATGTTCTAGCAGGTCAACTAATGCCACAATTTAATGATCCAAAAGTTAAAGCCGCATTACAGGCCGCTAATGCTAAATTGAAAGCAGTCAACACTGAAATTAAACCAATTGGCATGTCAATTTAATTAAGCACTAATAAGAAATGGCAGATTTATTCTGCCATTTTTTACGACTTTTTATTTTTAATCTTGACCTTTGCTACTAACTAGTATATAATAGATAAACATCCTAGGAGATTCATATGTCAGGTCGAAATTACGGTGCAGAAGAAAAAGCAAAATTGGAAAGATTAATCAACGAAGGATCAACAGTACTTCGTGAAATTGAAGATCTGCAAGAAGGTCTTAAAGACACAGTTAAAGCAGTAGCAGAAGAATTACAAGTTAAACCCAGCATTATCAATCGTGCTATTAAAATTGCACACAAAGGTGACTGGTCAGCGCACAATGAAGATTGGGCAGAAATTGAAGCCATTCTCGATATCACTAAAAAGATTTAATGGCAAAAGATCCCCGTAGACTATTCGCATTTGGATGCAGTTATACCAACTATGTATCTGGTCCATCTTGGGCAGACTTTTTAAACTTTGATTTCGATCATGTTGAGAATTGGGCTCTTCCGGGACTTGGTTGCAGAGCTATTGCTGAACGTGTAGCCGAGTGTCATGCTAAAAATACATTTACCAAAGACGATGTTATCATCGTACAATGGACTACTCATCTGCGTCATGATTATCATACAGGACTAGATGTGCATATAGAACCCGGTATGAATAACATGGGTTGGAAAACTGCCGGCAGTATTTTTAATGAAGTTAATGTTAAATTGCATGATAAAAGATTTATGAAAACATTCTTTTATGAACCCAGCTATATCATGCATTGTCTTAATCATATACTGCTTGTTCAAGAACTATTAGAAAAGATAGGTTGTACATGGTATATGACCAGTATAGGTGACTGGTGTAAGTTAAGTACTGATTTAGACTATCTAACTGGAAACTTTGAACAACCACATCAACAAGAATAAAGCATCCAGGCTAACCTACCAGAATACATGCCTTGGGTTAAGAAGATCTGGGAAGACCGTGCTGATAAGTGGCTAATGCCTATCGCAATCTATGTTACAAACGAAATGCCCGATGATTTTCAATACTTTAGAGATATCCGGCGCCCATTAGATCGACAACGGGAACAACATCCTAACTGTACGCAACATGTAGGTTGGTTAAACAATCACCTAAGACCAAAATTAGGCCTAGGCGAGCCGCCAAAAGAACAGAGTCTTTGGTGCGAGACAATAAACACCTTGCAGAAAAAATATTATATGAATCAAAAAAAGTTTTGGGATTCAATTACACGACCTACTATCGATGAAGATTTATGGTGGCCTAATGATCCATATATGTGGCCGTTAGCACATAGAGGTTACTAAATATATTTGTGATGGTAGATCAGCCATAAATGATCTTTTTGGTATTTGCAAGCCGTAAATTGCATAGGAGAAAAAATGAGTTATGTAGATGCATGGTTCGACCGTGAAAATGATTTCATCAAGGTCGTTGAACGCAATAAAAAAGGTGAACGTGAGTTTCGTGACATTCCTGTCAAGCACACGTTTTATTATAAAGACCCACGCGGCAAATTTACTTCAATATACGGAGATCCACTTAATCGGGTCATCTGTAAAAACACTAAAGAACTGCGCAAAGAACAAGCCATCAATAGTGGTAAGGAATTGTTTGAAGCAGACATCAATCCAATATTTGTAACACTTAGTGAACACTATCTTAATCAAGATGCTCCTAAATTAAATGTAGCGTTCTTTGACATTGAGGTAGACTTTGATCCAGAACGAGGCTATAGCACACCAGACGATGCGTTCATGCCTATCACTGCTATCGCTGTCCACCTACAATGGTTAGACACTATGATATGTTTGGCTGTTCCTCCCAAGACTCTTACCATGGAAGAAGCATTGGAGCAGGTAAAAGAATTTCCAAATACCATGTTGTACAAAACAGAAGCGGAAATGCTGGATGTTTTCTTGGATCTAATCAAAGATGCAGATGTATTGTCAGGTTGGAATTCAGAAGGCTATGACGTACCATATACTGTTAATCGAGTTATAAAATCCCTAAGCAAAGAAGATACCCGACGTTTTTGTCTATTTGATCAATTTCCTAAACGCAGAGAATTTGAAAAATACGGCAGACAAAGTGTCACGTATGATTTTATCGGTCGTGTACATATCGATAGTTTAGAATTGTATCGAAAATACACATACGAAGAACGTCATAGCTATAGACTTGATGCTATTGCTGAATACGAACTCGGTGAAAGAAAAACACCGTATGAAGGCACATTGGATCAATTATACAATAACGATTTTAAAACATTTATTGAATATAACAGACAAGACTGTGCGCTTCTTGAACGATTAGATAAAAAATTAAAATTCCTAGACCTTGCTAACACACTAGCACACGAGTGTACAGTACTACTACAGACCACAATGGGTGCTGTGGCTGTAACCGAACAGGCCATTATTAATGAAGCACATCGTAGAGGTTTCCAAGTGCCCAATCGTGTTAAAATGGATGACAGAGAAGGCAACGAGGGTGCCGCTGGCGCTTATGTTGCGTATCCTAAAGAAGGTATTCACGATTGGATTGGCTCGCTGGATATTAACTCATTGTATCCAAGTGCCATTAGAGCACTTAACATGGGTCCTGAAACTATTGTCGGACAACTACGGCAGACCGCTACACAGGATTACATTGACATGATGGTTGGCAAGGGTAAATCATTTGCCGCGGCATGGGAAGGTATGTTTGGTAGTGTGGAATACATAGCCGTAATGAGTCAAGAAATTGGCACTGACATCACTATCGACTGGACTAACGGTGACAGTGATGTACTAAGTGCCTCAGAAGTGTATAGACTGATTTACGAAAGCAACCAACCTTGGATGCTCAGTGCTAACGGCACTATCTTTACCTATGAAAATGAAGGCGTTATCCCTGGACTACTAAAACGTTGGTATGCTGAACGTAAAGAAATGCAGGCCAAACTCAAAGAGGCCATCAATGCTGGCAATAAGATTGAAGAAGAATACTGGGACAAGCGTCAGTTGGTTAAGAAAATTAATCTTAACAGTTTGTATGGTGCTATTCTTAATCCCGGTTGTCGCTTCTTTGACAAGCGTATTGGTCAATCAACTACACTAACAGGTCGAGCTATTGCCAAACATATGGCCAGTAAGGTAAATGAAATAATCACCGGCGAATATAACCACATTGGTAAGGCTATTATCTATGGCGATACCGACAGTTGCTATTTTAGTGCGTACAAAATTTTAGAAAAAGAAATTAATTCAGGACAACTACCTTGGACCAAAGAAACTGTTATTCAGTTATACGATCAAATCGGCGAAGAAGTTAATACAACCTTCCAACAATTTATGTTAGATGCATTTCATGTTCCTAAGTCACGCGGTGAAGTTATCAAAGCAGGTCGTGAGATTGTTGGATCAAAGAGCTTGTTTATTACTAAGAAGCGTTATGCCGTATTGTATTACGACAAAGAAGGCAAACGTGCAGACGTAGATGGTAAGCCGGGTAAGATCAAGGCCATGGGCTTGGATCTAAAACGTAGTGACACTCCGGAATTTATTCAAAACTTCTTAAGTGATGTTCTTGAAATGGTGTTGATGGGTAAGAAGGAACAAGAAGTCTTGGATCACATTACCGAATTCCGTGGTCGCTTTAAAGCTCGTCCAGGTTGGGAAAAAGGTTCGCCTAAACGTGCAAATAATGTTACAGAATACGAAGCCAAAGAAAAGAAACAAGGTAAAGCTAATATGCCGGGACATGTACGTGCTAGTATTAACTGGAATACACTAAAGCGTATGTATCAAGACAAGTATTCCATGGGCATTACTGACGGACAAAAGGTTATTGTTTGTAAACTTAAACCTAATCCGCTAGGCTTTACATCGGTTGCATACCCTGTAGATGAATTGCGTTTGCCACAATGGTTTAAAGACCTGCCATTTGATCACGCCGAGATGGAGAATACTATTATTGATAACAAATTAGACAATCTAATTGGTGTATTAAAGTGGGATGTTGGTAGTACCGAAGAAAAAAATACATTTAACAGTTTATTTGAGTTTTAATATGAAAATTATAATTGCAGGATATGGGTTTGTTGGCAAGGCTGTTGCCAACGCCATCAATAAAAATAACCTAGTGTACGGAGTTGATCCCATATTGGGCGATCACACAGTGGCAAAATTTACCGATGCCGAAGGTGTGATTATCTGTGTAGGAACTCCTAGTACACCCGATGGAGATTGTGATATTAGTCAAATTATCAGTGTCATGGATACTGTATCATTACATCTCCCAGTGCTGATTAAATCTACTGTGCCGCCACATTATTTAGAAAAGATTTTAAAACTATACCCAGATCACAGTATTTGTTATAGTCCAGAATTTTTAAGAGCAGTTAGCGCCAATGAAGATTTTTTAAATCAAAAATATATGGTCATAGGTGGAGATGATCCAGAAGCATTTTGGCAAGAGATATTTCAAGAATCATTGCCTAACTGTAAATTGTTCTTTAATACTAGCATTACAGAAGCTAGCATGATCAAATATAGTGCAAATTCTTTTTTATCAGCTAAGTTAACATTCTTTAATCAAATATACGATCTTTGTCAAGCCAACGGCAGTGATTATAAATTGGTTAGACAAATACTAACACATGACCATCGTATCGGAAATAGTCATATGTTAGTCCCAGGACCAGACGGAGAGCGTGGGTTTGGGGGTGCTTGTTTTCCCAAAGATACAAAAGCGTTCATAAATTACGCCAACGACCTAAATATACCTATAACGGTATTAGAAGAAGTGGTGAAATACAATGAAGAAATTCGAAAAAAAACATTGACATAGTCAAAAAATCTAAGTATAATCATAACATATGGAGAATCGCATGAAAGACTTTTTACAAGACCTAGTAGCACATACACATAGTTTGGGCTTCCTACCTTTGGTCAAGGTTACAGCGTCAAGCAAAGAAACAAAAATTGAATCAATGGCTGAAGATCGTAGCGTTATTTTAAATGCTACTACTCATACGCCAGTTGATAATTTTGAAGGCACGTTTGGTATGCCTAATTTAAATAAATTAGACTTGCACTTAAAGTGTCCAGAGTACAAAGAAGGTGCTGGTATTAGTGTTGTTACACAGCAACGCAATGGTGAAGACATCCCAACAGGATTGCATTTTTCAAATGCAACCGGAGATTTCGAAAACGATTACCGTTTTATGAATCAAGACATTATTAATGAAAAATTAAAGTCAGTTAAATTCAAAGGTTCCACATGGGATGTCGAGTTCCAGCCAACTGTTGCATCTATCCTACGTTTAAAATATCAAGCGGCCGCTCATACTGAAGAAACTACTTTTCAAGTATCAACAGATAGTGGTAATTTAGTGTTTAGTTTTGGTGATGCAAGTACACACGCAGGTTCGTTCGTATTCCAAAGCGGCATTACAGGCAAACTAAAACAAAATTGGTCATGGCCAGTTAATGCTGTACAATCCATTTTAGCACTGTCGGGTGATATTACTATGCGTATTGCCGATGCTGGCGCATTGGGAATTACTGTTGATAGTGGTACTGCCGTTTATGAATATATCCTCCCAGCGCAAAGCAAGTAATGGAAACTAAAAAAAGAACTGTAGTAAGAATGTTAACATATCGTGTTACAGCATGGTTGTTTACTATTTTATGGACATATTTG